AATCCACGTTGAATAAACGCCGTAATTGGGAGGCGATAAAAGATTGCACCGTTCTCCATGATTGCATGAAATAATAAAGCACGCCCAGTGATACATGTAACGCCAAAGATAATACAGTCTTCGACTTCTCCGTGATGTTTTTTAAGGTCATATAAATATTCTCTTCTTATCTGTGCATATTCCACAGGTATGTTTCCGTTTAAGTAAGCCATAGTTTATCCTCATTTAATTGTACCCCAATTTGGTCCAGATTCATAGTCCACTTTGTTAGGCACTCTTAGTTTTATAGCACTCTCCATAATGTTTTTTATTTCGTCAGCTTGTTTTTCAGTCTTTATAGAAAAACATAATTCATCATGAATTTGTATGTGAGGTATAATACCTTGCTCAAAAAGCAATACCATTGCCTTCTTTGTCATATCTGCTGCGGACCCTTGTATTAACCTATTTAAAGCTTTGTAAGTAAAAGCAGGCCTGTAATAGTCTTCAAAGTTTTTACAGTGAGGATCATTTGCTTCCTGGTTCTTTACTTTGTTTGCTAAATACCTATTTTCTGCTTCATGTCTTTTTAAAATAGGCACTGGAACTTTTACTATTTGTTTTTTACCCTCAACTTCTTTGTACTCACTAATTTCAAAGACACCTTTTTCTCCGTTCCATTCTTTATTTACTGGTTCCCATCTATCAAATCTACAAAATCGATCTTCTAATGTAAAAATATTTTTATTTTTTTCTGCAAACTCTTGTAGTCCACTTGATAATTTTTTAACAAAAGGCACCTTTGTGTGATATTGATTAAATAATTCTTTTGCTTCATCGTCCTCCAGCTCTAAAGATCTGGCTAATTTATTTTTTCCCATACCATAAAATAGGCCTAAATTAATGGTTTTAGCTTGTTTTCTTGTTATCTTTGCCATCCTTGCAACAATCTCATGGAAGTCTGTATCTACATTTTCATTATATTCATCTGCCATATCTTCGGCACCGTGTAATCCATTTTTCAAAGCATAGTGTACAACTAGTCTTGGTTCTTGTTGTGAGTAATCAAACGATGCCCACTTGTGATCTTCTTCAGGTAAAAACAAACTTCTAATTTTATTACCTTGGTCACTTCTAGATGGGATTTGTTGTAAATTAGGGTTGGACATAGAAAACCTTCCGGTTACCGTTCCACCTTTTTCAGATCTAATTTGATTTATTTCTGCGTGTATTCTACCTTTGTGTACAAATTTTAAAATACCATGTACAAAAGTGTTGAATAATTTATCAAGTTGTCTGGCTTTTGCAATCATTTTTAAATATTTATTGGGGTGTGATTCTAAGTACGACTTTGTTATACTAGGTCGCCCTGTTTTCGGCGTTGTTTTATAATCTTTTATCTTTTGTTGTTCTAGCAATGGCTGTATTGAATCTGCAGCCCAGATGTCTACACTTACTTTTGTTTCTTTTTTTATAACTTCTATTATCTTTGCTTGTTCTTCTTTTAATTCTTGTCCAAGTAATTTTGCTTTTTCTTCATCAACTCTCACACCTTTAAATCTCATTTCAACAAGACAAGGAAACAATCTTGTTTCTAAATC